CTGCCGATTGAAGGGGGGAACCGCATGGGAGCATACAAGAGCTGTCCCCGCTGCGGGAAGATGCACCCATACGGCCAGCCTTGCCCGAGGAAGACGACGACATACAGGTACGAGAGAACGGGAGCGGACAGGCTCAGGTTCACGTCCAGGTGGAAGAGGAAGAGCCTACAGGTCAGGGGCGATGCGCATTGGATGTGCGAGGTGTGCAGAGACCAGGGGAAGGCAACGACCGATGGGTTGGAGGTCCACCACATAGACAAGCTGCGCGATGACCCAGACGGGCTGATTGAGGACGGTAACCTCGTGTGCCTATGCAGGCCGCACCATAGGATGGCGGACGATGGCGGGCTGACGAAGGAATACCTGCGAGGGCTTGCGGCCAAGAGGATCGAGGGCAATCAAGGCGGGCTATCGCCATAGGCGGGATGGCATGGGGAAACGCTCCAGGTAACCTAGGGGAATATAACCCCCCCCTGCCTAGCAGGGAATTCGGGCGCGCCAACCCGCTATCAACACGCCCCTACCTAGACACTAAATTTCCAAACCGCTGGGCCTTTTTGGAAAACAGCGGTTTATGGAGCGGAAAACCCCGATTATCATTCAATAAAGGCGATTATCGGGGATTCTTTCGAGCGTTTTCCCCATAGCGCCTTCGAACGTATAGAGAAAGGAGTCTTCAAGGGGCACCACTTCATCGACGACCGAAAGCAAACGACGGTTTTCGAGGACCGATTAGACCTCGACAAGATGACCAAAGGGCAAATGCGGAAGATGCTCGAGGAAATGCCGGCGGATACGATGCCGACAACGGTAATCCATGAGGATAAACCGACAAGGAGCGGGCTGCACCCGACTATGAAGCCCGTGCGGTCGATGTCGATTCCAATAAACAATTCATCGAAGCCGAAAGAGAATGCAATCGACTTCTTCGGCGGCTCGGGCTCGACCCCGATTGCATGCGAGCAGCTAGACCGCACCTGCCATACGATGGAACCAGACCCCAGATATGCGGACGCAACCATTTACCGCCGGGAGCAATTCACGGGAGAGAAAGCGGAGAGGATCAACTAATGAACAAGCTCAGCCTTAACGAACAAGCTCAGGAAATTATTAGAATGGCGGAGGAGACTGGCGTTCAAACCAACTTCTTCTTCGCGACAACCTTCAAGCGCTACCAGGTGCAGCTCAGCAACCTTTCCGAGCTTGAGAAGGCAATCAAGGAAACGGGAACGCTCGTGACGAAGGAGTACGTGAAGGGCCGCGCAAACATCTACGTCAACCCAGCGGTCACGGAGTACAACAAGACAACCGACAGCGCCAACCGCACGGTTACCACGCTCATGAAAATCATCAAGGGGTTCGCCAAGGAGGACGAGGAGCGCGATTCGGATTACGACCCGCTCATGGCGATAATCAACGGTGACAGCGATGGCGAGGAATAGGGGCTACGAGTACTGCGAGCGTGCGATAGACGCGGAAACAACCCCGCGCTACGTTCAGAGGCAGATGCGCCTGTGGATGGACGTTTGCGATGGCAAGAGCGACAAGTACTTCGTCAGCGCCGAGAAGATCCGTCAGATGGAGTCGATTCTCAAACTGCTCGTCATGCCCAAGGGCCTGAAGGCCGGTCAGACGCTTTACGAGTGCACCACTGGCTATCAATGGTTACTGTACACGGCCGTTCTGTGCACTGTCTACCGTGACAATCCCGAGAAGCGGCGCTACGAAATCGGGCTGCTGGAAATCTCCCGCAAGAACTTCAAAACCTATACCGTCGCGACGATTTTCATCATCCTGATGTTGACAGAGCCGCGATTCGCGGAATTCTTCTCGGTCGCGCCAGACGGGGCGCTGTCTAGGCAGATTCGCGAAGCCATATCGCAGACGCTGCGCTCGTCCCCGCTGGTCTACGAGTACAAGGGCAACAAGCGCTTCAAGATCCTGCGCGACTGCATCACTTTCAAGCCGAAGAGCTCGGCATACGTGCCACTGAGCTATTCAACGTCTCGAATGGATGGCCGACTTCCCAGCGCTTTCTGCGCGGATGAGGTCGGTGCACTTCCTACGAGCTACGCCGTCGAAGCCATGAAGTCCGGTCAGCTCAACATCATGAACAAGCTCGGCTTCATCATCAGCACCAAGTACCCGACAATCGACAATCCTTTCGAGGACGAGGTGGCGTACGCCAAGAAGGTTCTCGACGGCATCACTGAAGACGATACGGTTTTCGCCCTGCTCTACGAGCCTGACGAAACCAAGGATTGGATGACCGACGATCTGGTCATGCGCCAGGCGAACCCCGTGAGTTTGGAGATTCCAGAAATCTGGGAAGACCTGAAGAAGAAGCGAGCATACGCAATCGCGGTCGAATCGGCACGCGAGAATTTTCTCACGAAGCACTGCAACATCATCTACCAAGGGCAGGGCACCGAGACGTTCATCGACACTGCCGACGTTCAGGCATGCAAGGTAGCAGACATAGACTGGAAGGGCCGCGTCGTGTATCTGGGGCTAGACCTTTCCGAGACGAACGACAACACGGCGGTCGCGATGGTAGCGGCAGACGATGACGGAAACATCCTCGCCGACGTGTTCGCTTTCATCCCGGAGGGCCGCATCACCGAGAAGAACGCATACGAGAAAATCGACTACAACGAGTTCGTCCGCGCCGGCAAGTGCATCGCCTGCGGTGACAGGGTAATCGACTACAGGGTGGTCGAGGACTTTATCCTCGGCATCGAATCGAAGTACGGCGTGCAAGTGCAGGCAATCGGCTACGACCGCTGGAACGCGCTAAGCACCGCGCAGAAGCTGGAAGGAGCGGGATACAACACCGTAGAAATCAAGCAGCATTCGAGTGTGCTCCATCCGCCGACAAAGCTGCTCAGGGAGAAGATCCTCTGCGGCGAGTTCGAGTACACCGACAACAGGCTGCTCGAAATCAACTTCCAGAATGCCCGATGCGTGTACGACACGAATAAAAACATGTACGTCCAGAAGAAGAAGAGCAAAGGCAAGGTCGATATGGTGGTCTCGCTTATCAACGCAGTATACTTGCTCCAGCAGGACGTCGTTTTCAATCAAATGCCTGACTTCACGGTCCAGGTCATATAAGGGGTGATTACATGGGATGGCTCAGCGATAGGCTGGAGCGCAAGCGCTCCGCCGAGAACGTCATCGGCAACGACGGCACGGTGAACGACGTGCTCTTGCGCGCATTGCTCGCAAACGAGCCAATCGACCGCGACAAGGCGATGATGCTTCCAGCAGTATCCGGCGCGGTCGACTTCATCACGAGCGCCGTGGCCTGTATGCCCGTTCGCCTGTACCGCACCAAGAAGGGCGTTGTCGAAGAGGTGGAAAACGACCCGCGAACGAAGATGCTCAACGGGGACACGGGGGACACTCTAGACGGCTTCCAACTGAAGAAGGCGATGGTCGAGGATTACCTCATGGGCAAGGGCGGCTATTGCTATATCGAGCGCAGCCGCAACGACGTGACGGGATTGTTCTACGTGGCGTGCGACGCGGTGAGCATAAACATCAACAGCGACCCGATCCACAAGTCTTACGACATCATAGTCGGCGATGGGACGTACAAGCCTTTCGAGTTCATCAAGGTTCTCCGCAACACGAAGGACGGCGCTTCCGGCGTCGGCCTTACCGTCGAAGTCGCCAAGGCCCTTGAGACGGGATACCAGACGCTCATGTACCAACTGGGGTTGGTGAAGGCGGGCGGAAACAAGCGCGGGTTCCTGAAGTCGCAGCGCAAGCTTGGGCAGGAGGAAATCGACGCGCTCAAGAGCGCATGGTCGAACCTCTATGGCAACACTGAGGAAAACGTCGTCATTCTGAACAACGGCCTGGAATTCCAAGAAGCAAGCAGCACGTCAACAGAGATGCAGCTCAACGAGAACAAGCGGACGATGGCCGACGAAATCAACGGCATCTTCCACATCAAGGAGAATTTCGAGGAAACGTGGAAGTCCGCAATCTACCCCATCGTGCGGGCTTTCGAGACGGCGCTCAACCGCGACCTTCTTCTCGAGCGCGAGAAACGCAATTACTTCTTCGCATTCGACAGCCGCGAGATCATCAAGGCGAGCCTGAAGGAACGTTATGAGACGTACCAGCTCGCGAAAGAATGTGGCATAATGACGATTAACGAAATGCGCCGAAACGAGAACATGAACGAGGTCCAGGGGCTTGACATCATCGACCTCGGCCTCGGCTCGGTTCTCTTCGACACCGCCACCGGCGAGACGTACACCCCGAACACGGACACCACGAAGGCGGCTGCCGGCATTTCGGATTCTGGCGGCGCACTCCAAGCGCAAGGGGGTGAAATCAATGCAGATCAACATTCGTGAGGATGCGGTCGAAATCGAGGGCTACGTAAACGCCGTGGAGCGGAACAGCAAGCCGCTACCTTCGCGCATGGGCAAGTTCATCGAGAGAATCAAGGCGGGAGCGTTCGCGCGTGCACTGAAGCGCAACGATGACGTCCACGTACTCCTGAACCATGACTGGAAGCGCGATCTGGGCAGCACCAAGCAGGGCAGCCTCGAACTGACCGAGGACAACATCGGGCTTCGCGCCAAATGCACCATTTCCGACAAGGAAGTCATGGAGATGGCGAAGCGCGGCGACCTGGTGGGCTGGTCTTTCGGTTTCTACGACCGCGACGTCAAGAACGGAGTCGAGAACGGGATGCTCGCCCGCGAGGTGAACGACCTCGACCTCGAAGAGGTTTCCATCCTCGACCGTTCCAAGGTGCCAGCCTACGACGGCACGCTCATTATGGCACGCAGCGAGGATTCCGAGAACGGCATGTTCCTCGCGGAATCATTCGACGCGGACGGCGAACCGCCCGAGACGCGTGATGCCGATCCGAAACGGGAAACGAAGCAAGAACCGCAGCAAGAAACGAAGCGGGAAATCAATTACGACGAGTACAAGGCAATGATTGCCGAGATGAAGGAGGGCTAGCATGCCGAAGATTTTCCATACACGCGCCATGAGCTACAAGAACCTCGTGGAGCTGAAGAACGACAAAATCAACAAGGCGGAGAAGATTCTCGCCGACGCAGAAGTCAACAATCGCGAGCTTACCGAGGACGAGGCCGAAGAGCTGGCTGAAATCCGCGACGATGTCAAGCGCATCAAGGACGCGCTGAAAATCAGCGACGAGCTGGACGATTCCAAGGAGAAGCAGCAGAAGCAGGAACCCGCGCCCGCTGGCGGCGAGCCGAAGCCGACGCAGGAGCAGCAGGACACCCGCGCTTTCGAGAACTTCATCCGCGGGCGCGTCGTCCACGAGCGTTCCGGCGAGCTGACCAAGACCGACAACGGCTCCGTCATCCCGTCCACTATCGCGCAGCAGATCATCAAGAAGGTCTACGACGTTTCGCCGATTCTCGAGAAGTCGCAGAAGTACAACGTCAAGGGCAAGCTCCAGATTCCGTACTACGACACCGCGGACGGCCGCGTCACCGTCGCGTATGCCGAGGAGTTCACCCCGCTGACTTCCAGCAACGGCAAGTTCAAGAACATCGAGCTTGACGGCTTTCTCGCCGGCGCACTGAGCAAAATCTCGAACAGCCTGATTAACAACTCGCAGTTCGACATCGTCTCCTTCGTGGTCAACCAGATGGGCGAGGATATCGCGCGTTTCATCGAGCACGAGCTGCTTGTCGGCACCAGCGGCAAGGTCGATGGCCTCTCCAAGCTCGCCAACTCCGTTACCGCTGCGGCATCGACCGCAGTCACCGCCGACGAGGTTGTCAAGCTGAAGGACTCCATCAAGGACGTCTACCAGGGCAATGCCATTTGGATTATGTCTCCCGCGACGCGCACGGCGATCCGCCTGCTGAAGGGTTCCGATGGCCATTACCTGCTCAACGACGATATCTCCTCGCCCTTCGGTACCGTCCTTCTCGGCAAGCCGGTCTACGTGTCCGACAGCATGCCGGGCATGGCGAAGGGCGCTACCGCGATTTACTACGGCGACATGACGGGCCTTGCCACGAAGTTCTCGGAGAACATCACCACGCAGGTGCTGCGCGAGAAGTACGCAGACGAGCACGCGACTGGCGTCATCTCCTGGTTCGAGTTCGATTCCAAGGTTCAGGATGAGCAGAAGCTGGCCAAGCTGGTGATGGGCAATGCATAGGGCGCTCAAGTCCTTCAGCGGCGTCATCTCGATGCACGAGGGCGAGACGCGTGAGATCGACAACGCCGAGCTGGTGGCCGACCTGCTGAGGGCGGGCTACATCGAAGAGGTCAAGCCCAAGCGCGGAAGGAGCGCCAAGAAGCCCGGGGACGCGAATCCCCAAGAGTAGGGGGGATTAGATGAACCAGATCGAGAAAGTCTCGAAGGTCACCTCTGCCGACCTTGCGGAATTCCTGCGGGTCGGCGAGGTGACGCCTTCCGAGGAAGGGTTCCTCAAGACGGTTATCGGCGCGGCGACAGCCTACATGCGCAAGTACACGGGTCTGACTGCAGCGCAGCTGGACTGCTCGCAGGACTTCGTGTTCGTGCTGCTCGTGCTTTGCCAAGACATGTACGACAACCGCGCCCTTTACGTCGATTCGGCGAACGTCAATATGGCGGTGCAGAGCATCCTCGACATGCACTCCGTCAACCTCCTGCCGTCGGCGGTGAAGAAAGATGATTAACGCGGGCAAGTACAGCCACCGCATCCAAATCGTCAAGCCGAAGGTATCGCACGACGCCGAGGGGTTCCCGACCACGATTGACGAGCCTGTTATGGAAGCCTACGCGAGCGTGAGAACGACGAGCGGGTACACGCTCATAAAGAGCGGGACGAGCTTCGAAGCGGCAACGACGAACTTCACGATTCGCTACCCGCTTGAAACGAGAATCGACCGCGATATGGTCGTTCTGTTCGATGGAAGGCGCTACGAGATCCAATATCTCAACAACATCGATTACGCCAACGTCGAGCTTGAGGTTCAGGCAAGGGAGGTGACGCACTGATGGCAGCATTCGATGAACAGCTCCCGACCGAGCTTATGGAGCAGTTCGAGTTCCTCGACAAGAACACCGATACGATGCTCAAAGAAATGACGCGCGAGGGGGCGAAGAAGGTTCTGGCGAACGTCAAGGCCAACGTCCCGTCGAGCTTCAGGAAGTCGGGCATCATGAAGTGCCTGAAGCTGACGCGCCCGTATAAAACGCCGTCCGATGACGGCGTTGCCACCAAGGTAGCGTTCTACGGCTATTTCACAAACGGGGACGGGAAGAGAACGCCCGCGCCGCTGGTGTGCAACCTTTTCGAGTACGGGCGCAGCAATTCGCCGTATCCTCGGCACCCTTTCATGCGTCGCAGCTTCGTGAGCAGCGAAATCGAATCGGCGATGAAAAAGGTGCAGGACAAGTACCTGCCGAAGGGGTGAGTCGATGAACGCTGAAATCGTCAAGATCTTCGACGGCTTCACCGTCAACGGCAAAGAGGTCCCCGTGCGGTTCATGACCTACGAGGGACATGGCGAGCCTTACGTCATCTTCAGCCGCGAGTACGACGATAGCTCCTATGCCGGGGATGATTCGATTCTCTGCTACGTCACGTATTACGACTTCGACGTGTACGGCAAGGGGAACTTCACCGAGCTTGCGGAAGCGGTGAAAGACAAGATGAAAAACGCTGGCTGGACATGGCAGGTATCGCGCTCGTCTTCCGACATGCACGAGGACGATACCGGCTACTTCCACGTCACGCTCAGTTTTGCGAAAGAAAGAGGGGTTTAAATGGCTAAGATTGGCCTTACCAACATCTGGTGGGCTGAGCTCACCGAAGACGGGGACGGAGCACCTACCTACGATGGCGCGAAGTCTTTCGGAAAAGCGGTCTCCTGCAAGGTTTCCGTGACCAACAACGACGCGACTTTATACGCCGAGGACGCTCTCGCGGAATCCGACAAGAGCTTCAACAGCGCGTCCGTGACGCTCGGGGTTGCCGACGATGACGATACCGTTTTCGCGCCCATCCTCGGCCACACCGTCAATAAGGGCGCGGAAGGCGAGGGCGAGATGGTGCGCAATGCGAACGACGTCGCCCCCTACATCGGCCTGGGCCGTGTCGTCACGAAGATGGTCGACGGCTCCCTGAAGTACAAGGGCGAGTTCCTGTACAAGGTCAAGTTCTCCGAGCCTAGCCAGGACGACCAGACGAAGGGCGAGAAGGTGGACTTCAAAACGCCCGAAATCGAGGGGTCTGCGGCGAGCCTCGCGAACGGCAACTGGAGCGCGGCGCAGACGTTCGACACCAAGGATGAAGCAGTCACATGGGTGAAGGGCAAGCTAGAAGCGGCATCGCCAGCAGCCTAGCGGCAAGAACGCATATGCGGTAATGGGTCACGTCGTGAGCCGTGACCCATTGTTTTAAGGAGGAAGGGATAGCATGAAAAGCAAACTGCAGGAAATCGAGTACAAGGGCAAGACGTACAAGCTCGCTTTCGACCTCAATGTAATGGAAGCAATCCAAGACGAGTACGGCAGCATCGAAGCGTGGGGCAAGCTCGTGGAGCCTGAAGAGGGCGAGCCTAACATCAAGGCGCTCGTCTTCGGGGCCACGCAGATGATTAACGAGGGCATCGAGATCTCGAACGACGAGAACGCCAGCGACGAGAAGCAACTGACGCATCGCAAGGTGGCAAGGATTCTCACCGAGGTCGGCCTTGAATCCGTGACGAGCAAGGTGCAGCAGACGGTTGTCGATTCCGCCGCAGATGATTCAAAAAACGAGTAATCCACGACGAAGACGTGATTTTCGATTATGACCCGACCATTAACTTCGCGTGGTACTACTTCATCGGACGAACGCGCTTGGGGCTTTCGTCCGACAGGGAAGTCGGGAGACTGACGCTCAGACGGTTTCGGGCGCTCTACCAAGCGTACAAGGACACGTTCGACATCGAGACGCAGCTGAGGGCGAGCGGGTCTACGTATGCCAAGCTCGAAGCGCAGTCCATAAGCGAGGAAGAATGGTTCTAACCAAGGGGGTGGCTATATGGCCAGTTTCGGTGGCGCGGTCAAGCTGACTGGCGAGAGCGAGTACCGCGCCGCGTTGCGCAACATCTCGCAGAACCTTAAAGAGGTCTCGTCAGAGCTGAAGCTCGTGTCATCGCAGTACGACAAGAACGACACGAGCACCGAAGCCCTGACCGCGAAGCAGACGGCGCTTACCCATCGGCTCGAAGAGCAGAAGTCGAAGCTCTCGGTGCTGCGCGAGCAGTACGAGAAAATGGGCAGCGAGTACCAGGAGAGCAAGGAGAAGCACGAGCAGCTAATCGCTTCGTACGACCGCGAGAAGTCCGAGCTCGAACGCATCGGGCGCGAGCTCGGAACGACCTCGCCCGAGTACAAGCAGCAGGCAGCAGTGGTCGAAAAGCTGAAAGAGCAGGTCGATAAATCGACCACGGCGAACGACCAGAACGAGCGCTCGATGTCGCGTATGCGCACGCAGATGAACAACGCGCAGACGGACATAAACAAGACCTCGAGCGAAATCAAAGACCTCGGATCCCAGATGGGCAAGTCCGCAACCTCAAGCGGCAAGCTCGGCGAATCGGTCGAGGACGCCGGGGAGAAAGCGCGCAGGGCCGAGGGCGGTTTCACCGTCCTGAAGGGCGCTATCGCCGACATCGCAGGCAACATCGTCACGTCGGCAATCAACGGAATCCAGAACCTTGCGGGCGAAGCAATCAGCTCCGCCGATGCCCTGAAGAAGTTCGAGTCGACCATGAGCTTTGCGGGCTACGACGATTCGGCAATCTCCAAAGCCAAGGACGATATGAAGACGTACGCAGACCAGACGGTGTACGACCTCGACACGGTCGCCAACACCACCGCGCAGTTGGCGGCAAACGGCATTCAGGACTACACGGGTCTGACGCAGGCGGCCGGCAACCTGAACGCGGTCGCAGGCGGCAACGCCGAGACATTCAAGAGCGTGGCCATGGTTATGACGCAGACCGCTGGAGCCGGCAAGCTCACGACGGAAAACTGGAACCAATTAGCCGACGCTATCCCCGGCGCGTCCGGGCAGCTTCAGGAAGCCATGCTCAAGAACGGCGCATACACCGGCAATTTCCGCGACGCTATGGAAAAAGGCCAAATCACGGCTGACGAGCTCAACCGGGCTATCATGGATTTGGGCTTCACCGACGCTGCACAGCAGGCCGCCACTTCCACGTCGACCTTCGAGGGCGCTATGGGCAACATGCAGGCGGCTGTCACCGATGGCCTCATGCAGATTTACGATGCTATCGGCTCAGAGAACGTCACGGGCTTCATAAACGGAATCTCCGACGCGGTATCAAAGGTCATCCCGCCAATCAAGGGCGGCATCTCGTGGCTGAAGGACAATCTTCCGACGATAGCCCCGCTTCTATCGGCCATCGCCGGCGCGATCGGCGGCTTGCTCGTGGCTGAGAAGATAACGGCGTCGGTCGCGGCGTTCAGCGCATGGAAGACCGCCACGGAAGGAATGACCATCGCGCAGCAGCTTCTCAATGCGGCTATGTCGGCCAACCCGATAGGCATCGTCCTGACACTGGTAGGTGCATTGGTCGCCGGGCTGGTCGCGCTGTGGAACACCAACGAGGGGTTCCGAGATGCGGTCATGGGCGCGTGGCAGGGCATCCAGGACTTCGTCGGCAACGCGATTCAGGCAATCGGGGACTTCTTCTCGAACCTCGGCACCGCCATCTCGCAGCTGCCGCAGATGTTCGCCGACTGGTTGAACAACGTAATCGCGACGGTCACCGGGTGGGTTTCGGACATGGCGGCGCAGGCGGCTAGCGCCGGTTCGCAGTTCGCGAGCAATGTCGTGAGCTTCGTGCAGGACCTTCCGTACAGCATCGGCTACCTGCTCGGAACGGTCATCGGCCCGGTCATCTCCTGGGTCGACCAGATGGCATCGAACGCCGCTTCGGCCGGCTCGCAGTTCGTGTCGAACGCCATCAACTTCATCGCCAACCTTCCCGCGAACGTCGCGAGCTTCCTGGGCAGCGTCATCTCCGACGTCGTCGGCTGGGCATCGAACATGGCGAGCAACGCCTCGCGTGCCGGCTCGCAGTTCCTGAGCAACGCCATCGACTCCATCTCGCAGCTGCCTGGGCGCATCGCGAGCTTCCTGGGCAGCGTAATCTCGAACCTCGGCTCTTGGGCCGGGCAGATGGCGAGCAAGGGCGCGGAGGGCGCAAGGAGCATGTTCAACGCTGTCGTCAACGGGTTGGCATCGCTGCCCGGGCGCGTGCTCAGCATCGGCAGCGACGTCGTGCGCGGAATTTGGAACGGCATCAGCGGTGCCGCCGGCTGGCTGGCAGACAAGGTGGCGGGCTTTGCAAGCGGCATCTTGGACGGCATGAAGAACGCGCTCGGCATCCACTCGCCTTCGCGCCTGTTCCGCGACCAGGTCGGCAAGTACATCGCACAGGGCATCGGCGAGGGCTTCACCGACGAGATGGGAAGCGTTGTCGGCCAGATGCAGGACGCAATGCCAGACCCTTCGGCTTTCGCGAGCGACCAGCAGATTGCCTACGGCGGCTATTCCGCGGCCGGGACGGTCTCCGATTCCAGCGCAGCCGATGCGGTTATCGAAGCTTTGGAGCGCGTGCATATCGTGCTCGATGACGAGGTGGCAGGCAAGTTCGTGGAGCGCACGGTCACGAACGCGATTTTCGCATAGGAGGTGTCTATATGATTAATTACATCGAATTGAACGGCGAGAAGAGCACCAGCGTCAAGGGGCTGATAATCCAGTCCCTTCCGCCGATTACGAAACCGAAGATGCGCACGGGCAAGGAGACAATCGACGGGCGCGACGGAGATATAGTCACGAAGCTCGGATACGCTGCCTACGACAAGGAGGCGGGCATCGGCCTTCACGGCGACTTCGACATCGACGATGCAATCGCCTTCTTCGATTCCGAAGGCGAGGTAGTTTTCGGCAATGAGCCCGACAAGTACTACCGCTATCAGATTATCGACCAAATCGACTTCGACCGACTGGTGAGGTTCCGAACTGCGAAGGTCAAGATGCACGTTCAGCCGTTCAAATATGATGCGGTGGACAGGACTTTCGATATCGTGAACCAGTTCCTGCACATCCAAGATTCGACGGCTAGCAAGTTCGGCATAACGGTCACTTCGAGCGACGGCAGCATCAGGGTGTCTGGCAGAGCCACGATCGATGTCGATATAGAGGTTCCAATCGAGAGCATGTCGCTTTCCGGCAGCTACACCATGACCGCTTCGGCTAGCGGCAGCGCCGCCGGGTGCGCACTAATGCTCATCGACGGCTCACCGTCGAATGACAGGCCTTTCGGCGGGTCGTACATGGAGCTGAAGAGCAACGCCGCAGCGACTATGACCGCAACGGCCGATCCGAACGCCGAGTACGATGCGCTGTGGCTCGACATCAAGGCTGGAACTTCGGTAGACTTCACGCTAGGCGTTACCATGGCGAGCAACGAGTTCGACTCAATCACGCTCACCAATCGAGGGAACGTCATCTCAAGGCCGACCGTCACGGTGTACGGCAGCGGCAACGTCGAGCTGGCAATCAACTCCGTCATGGTGCTGTCGTTCTCAATCGATGATGGATACATCACGATAGATGCTGGGGAAATGAACGCGTATCATGGCGATACGCTCATGAACCGACACGTCACGGGAGATTACGCCGACTTGCGCCTGAACGTCGGGGAGAACGTCATATCATGGCACGGCGACGTTACGGCAATCAGGCTAGAAGATTTCTCGAGGTGGTTATGATGCGAGCGAATTTCACGATGGAGGATAAATACATCCGCATGGTTCGAGGTGACACGCTGTCCTTCGGCTTGCAAGTCTGCGACGAAGACGGAGCGCCTTTCGAACAAGATCTGGAGCGGGCCTACTTCACTTGCAAATCCAACCGCAGCGACAACCGATTCCTCTTCAAGAAGTCGCTCCCTGACGGCGTTTCCAAGGTCGGGCAGGGGGCCTACGTCGTGCGGGTAGCCCCGAGCGACACGGCAAACGCCAAGCCGGGGAAATACTTCTACGACTTCGAAATCGGCTGCAACGGCGACGTGTTCACGGTCATGCGCGGCGTGCTCGAAATCATGCAGGACGTTACTTTCTAGGGGGTGGTGAAATGGCGAAGATAGACGAGAACGTCAAGGTCATGCTGCTAAAGGGAGAGGCTGGCGCGAGCATCAAGTCAATCGACAAGACCGCCTCGGACGGCCTTTTAGATACGTACACAGTCAAGATGACGGACGGAAGCGAGAACAGTTTCTACGTCACGAACGGTCGCGACGGAGAGAAAGGCGAGAAGGGAGATACGGGGAACACGATATCCGTTCCAGTGTCGGGCCTTTTCAACATGGGGGTCGATTCGGACGGCAATCTCTGGGTCTATCATTCCGATTCGGATAAAATCCCAGAATTCCAGTACGATTCATCGACCGGCAACTTATACTACATCACAGAGGGGTGATAGCGAATGGCGAGAACTTTAATCGGAAACATCAAGGGAAAAGACGGGCGAGGAATCGCCAGCATCAGCAAGACGGGAACGACCGGCTCAGTCGATACCTACACAATCGAATACACCGACGGCACCAATTCAAAGTTCACCGTCAACAATTCCGACAGCGTCTCGCTTCAGCGTCAAATCGTCCCGAGCGCGTCGGTAGAATCTTCCGCCACCGCTTCGCAGGCGTACGCGGCTGGCGATTACGTTGTCGTTAGCGGCGTTCTTCGCAAGGTCACGAGCGCAATTGCCAAGGGCAACGCAATTTCCGGTTCCAACTCGACCGCTACGACGGTTGGGGGAGAGCTCGGGGGCCTTGCGAAAACGGTAGGCGAAACCGACACATGGCACAAGTTGTACGATATGCAAGGTTGGACCGTCCACTACACGAAGCGCTACGACGTGCTATACGTCCGCGTTCAAGTCGGCGCCCTTGGTTCGAATTGGTGGAAGGCAGGCACGCTGCCCGTCGAGTACCGTCCGAAAATGGACTTCTATGCGCCGTTATACAATTATCACGAAAACGCTTGCGCCGGCGTCTCCGTCGAAAGAAGCGGCCTAGTCAGTATGCACAGCTACCAAACTCAATCATCCACGGTTTCGTGGACGGTTTTGGCGATCCCGCTTTGGTAAGGAGGAAAAAATGGCAAAGGCGATGAAATTCAGGGACGGCGAGACCTACGACTTCACGGATTCGAGCACGGCACTCGATTGCGTGGCGGTCGTGCAGACATTCGCGGAGCTTGACGCAATCCGCGCCGAGTTCACCGAGGACAACCTGAAGGGGGCGGAGTTCGACGGCGCCGTCGCACAGCATCTCGTGCCGGTTTCCGCGAAGGCAGAGACGGACGGAGAGAATATCGTCGCCCATTTCGCCAACCGCGTGAAGGGCCAGGACGAAATCAACGCGGAGCAAATCAGCGAGCTTCAGGAAGCAATGGCGGCCATCGTGGAAGGGGCATAAAATGGGTTGCATCTACGCACGCTTGATTTTCAAGGGCCTCCGCACTTTCGACAGCGTGCCCGCCAAGTACAAGGCCGCGACGAAGGCCGCGTACAAGGACATTTACGGCATCGAGCTTTAACGCCGTATAAAGATTGAACGCTCAGGGGGTGCAGCGATGCGCCCCCTTGGCATATAAGGAGGTGTTCAAATGGATTATCTATCGACTGTCCGGGTGCTCGACACCGACTACAAAATCAAGGACGGGGAAGCGGCGCGAATCAACCACACGCACAAGGTTGAGGAAATCGAGGGAGCCGCCAAGGAAGGCCACAGGCACCAAGCGTCCGAGATCGCAGGGCTTTCCACCGTCGCAACGAGCGGGAGCTATTCCGATTTGAATGGGAAGCCATCGGCTGCGACCGAGAGCGCGGACGGCCTCATGACTTCCGCCGACAAGGCCAAGCTCGACGGCATCCAAGCCGGGGCAAGCTCGTACACGCACCCGACCCATACCGCCCACGAGAGCGGACTGTACAAGGTTGCGGTAGATTCGCTGGGGCATGTATCCTCGGCAACGGCTGTGACCAAGAGCGACATCACCGCTCTCGGCATCCCGGCGCAGGACACCGACACGACCTACACCGAGGCCACGACATCGAAGGCGGGCCTCATGTCGGCAGCGGACAAGGGCAGGCTAGACGGCATGGCGAACGTGAAGGAATGGGTGGCGAGCCGCGGGCAGAACCTCGTGACCAACGGCTACGCGACGCTCGGGGACAACACGAACTTCTCGTGCTTCTCGTTCGACGGCGCGGACGCCTACCGGTCGGGCGGCTCGTTCTCGCATAGGGCCACGGCCGCGAGCCTCATGTCCACCGACGAGCTGATGCCATATGACCCGTCGAACTCCTACAGGCTGTCGTACTACATCAAGAGCGATTGCGCGGACGCGAGGTACTGCGACATCCTCGACTGCTACGACATCGACGGGAATAAGATTACAGACAGCCAGGTCACATTCGTCTCCGGCTCGACTACGACGCTCGCTGCCGACCTCAAGCCGGGGGATACGTCGGTGAGCGTGGAGAGCGCGGCCGGGTTCAACGTCTCCGACACCGACGGCAGGCAGTATTTCAACCGGGGATTGATGTTCTGGAACTACGCGGACTCCCACGGGTACGTGTACGGGCCGGAGACGTACACGAGGAACAGGCACGACGCCCTGTGGACGAGCAACGCGACCGCAATCGACAAGGCCGGCAACCGCATCTTGCTCGACAAGGCGTGGAGCGGCCCCACCGTACCGAAGGGGACTGGCGTCTCGCAGACGGGGAACGGCGCGACGTCCGTATACGGGAACGTCAATTTCACCGTCCCCGCGGGGGAATGGACCCGCAAGGAGGTCACGTTAGAGGGCGAGGCGCGCCCAGGCACTGCATACGTTAAAATAGGCTGGCTGCTACCCAATTACATGGGCGGCGCCTCGAGCGTGACCACGAAGCTGACGGGCGTGTCCTTCGGCGCGGTGCCCGCGTATGCGAATAGCGCCGCCAAGGCCGACAGGGCGACAACCGCAAGCAGGGTGGCGGACGGCGGCGCCGGAACCGCGAACGCGGCGCGACACGTATGGTTCAGCGATTCGGGAATCGAGACGGCCCGCGTCCACAACGACGCATTCAGATACAACCCTGTCGGGAACATGCTCTCGTGCAACGTCTCCGGCAGCGCGGCCACTGCCGAATCGGCGGCATCCGCCGCGAAGCTCGCGGAAGCCCGCACGGTGAGCATATCCGGTGCCGTCAGCGGCTCAGCGACGTGGGACGGAAGCGGGAACGTCAACATCTCCACAACGGCGAACGAGAGCTACGTCTCATCGCCCATATCTGGACTTTTCAACATGTCGGTCGATGCAGACGGCAACCTATGGGTCTATCATTCCGATTCGGACAAGGCCCCCAACTTCGAATACGATTCGGCAACGGGCAACCTTTACTACGTGACTGAAGCATAAGGGGGTGCAGGAATTTGATTAGGGTTTTCGGATCAACCGACAAGAGTTTCACCAGCAACGGCGACATGGTGATTCTGCCGACGAAGGCCAAGGTCACGAAGAAGGACAACGGCGATTACTACATCGATCTCGAAGCGAGCGCCAAGTACGCCGACTATCTGACCAGCGGGAGGATAATCGTAGCCGACACGCCGCAGGGCGCTCAGGCTTTCCGCATCTCGGACATGACCAAGAAGAGCACAAAGGTTTCGCTGAAGGCGTGGCACGTGTTCTACGATTCCAAGAACTACCTCATCGCCGACTCGTACGTCGCCGACATGGCGGCAAACGCGGCGCTCGACCACCTGAACGAAGCGACGGAGCCGAAGAGCGAGTTCGCAACCATCTCGGACGTGCAGACGATTGACTCGTTCCGCTGCGTCCGCAAGTCGCTTTACGAAGCGATACAGACAGTCATCGAGCGCTGGGGCGGGCATCTGGTGCGCGACAACTTCCGCATCGAGCTCCGACAGTCAATCGGGGCAGACAACGGCGTGACCGTGCGCTACCGAAAGAACCTGAAGGAACTGACGTGCAGGTACGATTGGAGCGGCGTCGTTACCAAGCTGCTGCCGGTAGGCGCGGACGGAATACTCCTAAACGACCAGAACGCGGGCGCCTCGATATACGTCGAGAGCGAGCAGAAATGGGACATACCGTATACCAAGACCGTCCCGTTCTCGCAATCCGACATCAAGAAGGGCGATTACGGCAACGACGGGACCGCCTACCGCAAAGCCCTTGTCGATGATTTGAGAAGGCAGGCGCAGGATTACGTCAACGAGAACTGCGTCCCGAAGGTCAACTATACGCTCAAGGCCGATATGGAGCGCGTGACCGACATCGGTGACACGGTGGAGGTTATCGACGAACGGCTGGGGGTGCATATCCTGACAAGCGTCATCGGGTTCACCTACGACTGCATTTCGGGCAAGTACACCGAAATCGAGTTCGGGAACTTTCAGAAGACGCTTAACGGCATTGCCGGGACGCTCCAATCGTCTGCACAGAGCGCCGCCCAGAGCACTGTCGACAACGCCATCCAGGGCGTTACCGATACGGTCACCCAGACAATCACGCAGTCGATGGGCTCTTCCTACGTCATCTACGACGGCTCGAAAATCATGGTGCTCGATTCGCTGCCGAAGGAAGAGGCGCACAACGTCATCCTGATTAACGACCACGGCATCGCGTTCTCGCGCAACGGCATCGCCGGGACTTTCGAAAGCGCGTGGGGCATCGACGGCACGATGGACATGCAGAACATCAACGTCATAAATTTCGTTGCCGACTTAATCAAGGGCGGCACGCTGAAACTCGGCGGAAGCGACAACGGAAACGGCGTGATGGAGATCCGCTCGGCGGGCGGCTCGCTGCTCGGGCAGCTAGACAAGGACGGACTGAGGATGCGGGCCAACGACGGCTCGCGCATTGAAATCAACGCCGCGCAGGGGCTTGTCGGCTATGACGCGAACGGCAACCCGACTTACGGGGTGACCGATGGCGTGTTCCACATGGCGAACGGGTACGTCAACAGCTCGCTCGCTATCGGCGGTCTGATGAAGATGGTTCCAATCAAGACTGACGCAAGCACCGGCATCGCGTTCGTCGCGCTCGCATAGGAAGGGGGGAAAGCAATGGCATCAAGCGGCAGCATCACAGGCTCATATCGAGGGTGCACGCTACGCGCTGATTGGAGCGCGGTCAAGAACGCGGCCGGCAATTATTCCGATGTGACGGTCAAGCACACGCTCGTCATCGGCTCCGCGTACTCGCTGGACATCGCCTCGCGCACGAACACCTGCTCGGTCGGAGGCGTTTCGCAGGACTACACTTCCGGCAGCATCAACCAGAAGGGCGGCTCGGTTCCTCTCGGCACGACAGTACACAGGGTTTCGCACAATGCGGACGGCACCAAGACGGCGCAGATAACCGACACGTTCAACATCAATGCCACGATTGACGGCAAGAAGGTCGGGAGCATCACGGCATCTGGCTCCATCTCGCTCGACAGGATAGCCGGAAATGCGACAATCGTGACCGCCAACGACTTCACGGACGAGACGGATCCTACGCTGACTTACAGCAACCCGTCCCCGTCCTCTTGCGACGTTTCAATCGAGTTCGCGGGCGGGAGCATCACGAGGGATGGGGCGATAAGCGGGGCGAGCGGCTCGTACACGATGCAGCTCACCGATTCCGAGCGCACGACCCTGCGCAACGCGAGCAAGAACTCGCCTACGCTCAAGGTGACCTACGGGCTCAAAACGACCATCGACGGCACCGCGTACTACTCGCGAGCCGACAGGAAGATGAACATCGTCGACGCAGCGCCCGAGCTTGGGGCAGTCTCATACGAGGACGCCAATGCCGCCACGGTGGCTGTGACCGGGGACAAGTCGCGCATCGTCCAGAACCATTCGACGCTTGCGGTGAAAGTGCCTACCGCGACAGCAGAGAAGGGCGCGACCATCGCGAGCTACACCATCGCGTTCGGTGGAGTATCAAAGACAGTCACGAGTCCTGGGACAGTCTCGCTCGGTGCTGTCGACGTCTCGTATTCCCAGGCGCTGACAGTCACGGCAAAAGACAGCCGCGGGTTCACCGCCAGCAAATCTGTTCAGGTGACCGTCGATGATTACAACGCACCTACCGCCGTCATCGACCTGCACCGCCTGAACAACTTCGAGCCTACGACGTACATCACGGCGAACGCGCGGCACTCGTACCTGAACGGCAAGAACTCCGTGACGATCTCCACGAAGTTCAAGAAGGTTTCGGATTCGAGCTACGGAACGCCGATAGAGCTGGCCGATTCCATCCAATCCACGGTTACGTGCGACAGGGATTCGGCCTACGACTTCGTTGTGGCCATCGCGGACAAGCTGGAAACGACCGACTACAACTTGGCTTTGGGCAAGGGCATCCCCGCGTTCTTCATCGACACCAAGAAATCAAGCGTAGGCGTCAACTGCCTTCCGACGCATGATAACGCGTTCCAGCTAAGCGACGCCGCATGGCTCACCGCGCAAGGAGCGTATCCGGTAGGGGCAATCTACCTGAGCGTGACCAACGTCAACCCGGCAACGCTGTTCGGTGGGACGTGGGAAGCGATAGGCGGGAGGTTCCTTCTCGGCGCCAACTCTACCTACGCGGCCGGCAGCACGGGCGGCGAATCGGCGCACAGGCTCACGGCATCGGAGATGCCGCGACACAACCACACGCTCGACGACTACAACGTTTCCGCCGGCAACACGACGGCCTACATGACCGTCCAAGCGCAGGCGAAAGTCGGATACGACGGCAACGTCCAGACGCTCTACACAGGCGGGGACGGTTCGCACAACAACATGCCCCCGTATCTGGCCGTCTATATGTGGAAGCGGATTAGCTGACACGGCAAAAAGGCGGGTAGCCATCGAGCTATCCGCCTAATTATGTCTCTGGAATCATGGAGGGGTGCATAAATGCGTCCCCCCATGACGGTGGAAAGACTATATTTCGAGACTGATTCGGAGCGTCGGTCCTATCGCCGCGCCCGACTCAGTCTTTTCGTATTCGATTCTATCGATAATCATCTCGAGCAGGTCGTTCCGCTCCTTCGGCTCCAAGGTGTGCATTTCCCCGACGGCCCTTGTGAGAATCGGCACGGCCCTCCCGTGCCTTTCCCCGCTTTCCCCGATGCCTTTCTCCAATTCCCCAACCCTTGCCTGAAGCCCCGCTCTCGCGGCGTTGACATATCTGGACGCGCTCCAGATATGTCTGGCGGTCGTATATGCCAGCATAGTTGTTCAGCCGCCTTTGCACGACTTTCCCGTCCTTGATTGACTTCTCGCAGCGAACCGTCTTCGTGTTTATCTTGCCGATGCACGTTTGATTTTTAATGACCTCGCGGATAGCGTAGGCCGTCCACTTCGTGCCAGCCACGGCCGGTATCGCCATGTCGTCCAGGCCGTGCGGGATCTGCGTTATCCGGTCAAGCCCTGCGTCCGTGTATGCGCTGCCTGAAAATGTCATCTCACGCCGTTGCCGCCTGCCGTGGACAAGTTCCCCGATGCCTATACCGAAGCAGTCCGACAGCTTCCTGAGCGTCTGCAAGCTTATGTTCTCGGCGCCTCGGTCGAACCATGAATTCACCGCGCCGGGGCCTATTCCGCACCCTTTCGCCAATTTCCGACGGGAAATCCCCTTTGCGCCCATAAGCGCCTGCAAATTGCCAGTAAATGCCATCCAAAATCCGACCCCTTTCCACGCTAAACGTTGGCGCCATCACGTCCGCCGAGATGACTATATAATCTATAGGTGTGCACTGTAAACACTAAAGTGTGCAAAAATTTAAAGTAAGTTTTAACATTTTTAGAAAAACCTATTGAATTTTGAAAGTTCTTGCCTATAATGGAAATTGTTAGAGCACATAAGTGCGCACACCGGACACATAAGGAGGTGAGGGTATGTACAAGAACCTCAAGGCAGAAATCGTACGTGCCGGCATGTCCAACCCTGAGATGGCGGACGCAATCGGAGTCAAGTACGCCACGTTGTGGCGGCTGCTGTCCGGCAAGCAACAGTTCCGACTCGTCGAGATGGTCGCAATACAATCGGAGCTTGAAGAGCGCAACGACGCCGCCTACACGCTCGACTATCTTTTCGGGGACGGTGACGGGAATGGAGAGGGGCAATCCGACGAAGGAGCACATGCAAGCCCTGTACGACCCCATTAACAAGCCCTTCGCGGGACAAGACGTTTTCCATTCCGGGGAAGAGCCGGAAGAAATCAAAGAGAAAGGGGCAACGACATGGGTATGAGCATTTACGAAATCGACGATTCAATCATGTCGCTGGTCGATATGGAGACTGGCGAAATCGAGGACATCGCCCGCTTCGACGAGCTTCAGATGGAGCGCACGCAGAAGGTCGAGAACATCGGCTGCTTCTACAAGAACCTCGTGGCCGAAGCCAAGGCGATGAAGGAAGAGGAAGCGAACCTCGCCCAGCGCCGCAAGGCCGTGGAGAACAAGGCCGAGCGCATCAAGAACCTCCTGGTTTATGCGCTGAAGGGCAAGAAGTTCGAATCTCCAAGGCTCCGTTGCAGCTACCGCAAGGCGAAGAGCGTCCAGGTCGATAATGACTTCGTCGCGTGGGCTGAAGAGCACGCCGCCGATCTGCTGACGTTAAGGGAGCCCACGCCCAACCGCACGGCAATCAAGGCGGCCCTGGAAGACGGGCGCGAAATCGAGCACGCCGAAATCGTCACCAACGAAAGCCTTCAGGTGAAGTGACATGCGCGAGCTGAGGGCAGACGAAATCGAGGTGCGCGTGGCTCAATGCAGCCAAAAGGGCGCGGCGCTCCTGCTCTATAAGGACAGCCGTTGCGACATGCGCATCCTTGACGAGACTTTCGGCATGACGGGGTGGCGCAACAGCTACCAGAGCATCAACGGCGAGCTTTTCTGCACAATCGAAATCTGGGACGCGGAAAAATCCCAGTGGATCGCCAAGCAGTCGAACGGCACGCCTTCCAACATGGAAGCCGAGAAGGGACGTGCCTCGGATGCGTTCAAGCGGGCCGGCTTCATGCTCGGCATCGGGCGCGAGCTTTACACGGCCCCGTTCATCTGGGTGCCTTCCGAGAAGCTCAACATCAAGCATGGGAAGAACGGGCGCTTTCAATGCTACGACAAGTTCCGCTGCGAGAAGGTGCGCATCGAGCGCGGCCAGATAACGGGCCTGAGCATCTACAACGACACGAAGGGTTGCAGGGCTTTCGTATTCGCAACCGATAAATAGAGAAAGGAACGATGAAAATGGAAAACATGGTTCAACTTACGCGCACTGAATTCGAAGATCTGCTGAAGGCGAGATTCGACCTGACAATGGTCAAGGACGTTCTGCTCAGCGGGGCGAATGCCAGTTGGTCTAGGAAATATCTCAAATGGGATGACGAGACCACCAGCGCCGTTCTCCGCCACATCATTGGAGACGCATACGACAAGAAGCTCGAAGAGCTGGTCAACGAGGAGGACGACGAATAATGAGCATCAACCAAGTCTCAATCACCGGTAATTTGACGCGCGAGCCCGAGCTTCGCACCACGGCAGGCGGCACGGCAGTACTGAGCTTCGGCATCGCGGTCAACGACCGCCGCAAGAACGCGTCGGGACAGTGGGAGGATGTGCCGAACTTCTTCGAGTGCGTCACCTTCGGAAACCGCGCCTCTGCGCTGGGCGACATCCTGGCCAAGGGCATGAAGGTCGCAATCGCCGGCAGGCTCCATTATTCGAGCTGGGAGAAGGACGGCCAGAAGCATTCGAAGGTGAACATCACCGCCCAGGAAATCGAGCTGATGCAGAACCGCAAGCCGCAGCAGGAGCAGCCGCAGCAGTACCAGCCGCAGATGCCCGGCCAGTACCAGCCAACCACCGTTCCGCAGGACATCTACGACGAGGATCTGCCGTTCTGACCTAATCGGCGGGGCGCTTCAGAGCGTCCCGCCCCCTTGCTTCGAAGGAGGTGACGCGGGATGATTGGCGGCATGATAGGCACAGCCGAGGAAATCATCCATTGGCTGTTCGAGCAGCCGAAGGGCGAGCAGTTTTACGAAATCAAGGAGCGCAAGCGCAAGCGCACGCCCACCCAGAACGCCTACTATTGGGCGATGCTCAACCAGCTCGGCAGAGTGCTGAAGATACCGACCTCGGAGCTTCACTTCAGGATGCTCGAGGAGCATGCTCCATACGAGGTCGTGAGCGTCCGTTCCGACATAGACGTGTCCGGGTACTTCCGATACTTCGAGGAAATCGGCTCGGGCTTCGCCGGCGGTCGCGAGTTCACGCACTATCGGATCTACAAGGGTTCGAGCCACATGGATTCGATGGAGTTCTCGCGCCTTATCGACGGGGCGCGCGAGGAATGCGAAGCGCAGGGCATATCGGTGCTCACGCGCGAGGAAATAGCAAGGTTGAAGTACGTGGAGGGCGAAGGATGATGAAGGAGCACAGCATTCTCGGGTGCGGCGAGTGGTGGGACGAACGGCACGGTGTCCTGATTAGCTGGTTCGACGAGCGAGAACCGTGGCTCGTGCGGCACGAGGTGTTCCACGGCCCGAACCGCAAGAAGTCAATCGAGCTTGGCCTGTACGTCTTCCTTCCGCCCGAAGCCCACAACATGGCGAGCTACGGCGCCCACTTCAACAGGCCGTTCGAGACGTACCTGCAAGAGGTGTCACAGCGTCGCGCGATGGAGCACTACGGCTGGACGCTCGACGATTGGATGCGAGTCATAGGCCGAAACTATATATAGAAAGGGGGCAGCGATGGCGAGCCAAAAGAAGACGGTTCTCGATTATATCCGCGAGTTCGGCAGCATCACGCCGCTGGATGCGTTCAAGGACTTGGGAGTCACCAGGCTTGCGGCCGTCATCTTCGAACTCAAGGAGGACGGCCACGACATACACACGGAGCGCGAGCACGGCAAGAACCGCCACGGGCAGGCAACAAGGTACGCAAGATACAGCTTCGGGAAGGATGAAGACAATTGGCTGTAGATCACTTTGCGCCTATACTTCGGCGTGAACACGATGCGGTACCTGCACATCCACTTCGTGCGGGAAAGGCTGTAGGCCTTCCGGGCCATGGCGACCACCCCCTCGACTCGAATTCTCGACGGCCTGAACAATCGTCGATATCGGTCGGAGGGGCGGCTTTGTAAAGCCGTCTGCCCCCACCCGCGTAGCGGGCGGCTTAAAGCCGGCCGCTGCGCGGCCAGCGGACTGAAGCCTTGAATGAAAATCAAGCTCGATAGGGGAGCATCCGCTCCCGTGCGTGCCCATGACACGGACGCGGGGGCAGACCTTCGCTCGCCAATCGACACGGCGGTACCCGCGAGGGGGTCGCGCGCCATAGACACGGGCGTGCATATCCGGCTGCCGCGCGACTGCGTGGGAATGCTGAAAGGCAAATCAGGTCCGAACATCAAGCACGGCATCACGTCCGATGGCGTTATCGACGAGGGGTATACGGGGCCAATCAAGGTGAAGCTCTACAATCACGGCAAAAAGGATTACGCTATCGGGCGTGGGGACAAAATCACGCAGCTGGCCATCCTTCCATGCGAGTACGTGAAATTCGACATGGTGGGCTATTTGGAGGATTCCGGGCGAGGATGTGACGGCTTTGGTTCGACAGGGAAATAAGTACCACGCGAAGAAGACCGTCGTCGACGGCATCGAGTTCGACAGCGCCAAGGAAGCCAAGCGATATGCCGAGCTCAGCGCCTTGGAGGAAGCCGGCAAGATTCAGCACTTGCGCCTTCAGGTGCCTTTCGAGCTTGTTCCGAGCTTCGAATGCGACGGCGTGAAGTATCGGGCAATGAAGTACGTGGCAGACTTCGTATACGTCCGCGACGGCAAGGTCGTCGTGGAAGACTGCAAGGGATTCAAGACCCAAGAGTACAAGATGAAGAAGAAGCTCATGGCATACATCAATCACGTGAACATCGAGGAATCGTGATGCTATAATATGGGCAGCGAGGGTTGCGGCCTTGCAATGACATAGCTTTTCAAGCCTTCACGGCATGAAAATAGAAAGCCCCGCCACAGCCGCAACCTGTGACGGGGTTTTTGCATATGGGGTGTAAAAATGAGCGTCATACGCGTGAACAAAACAAAGAACTACACGGTCATGAGCAACGAGCATCTGAAGGACAAGCGCCTGTCGCTGAAGGCCAAGGGCCTTCTCTCGGTCATGCTATCGCTTCCCGACACGTGGGATTATTCAATCAGCGGCCTCGTAGCGATATGCAAGGAAAGCGAGACGGCGGTAAAAAGCACCCTCAACGAGCTTAAATCGCGCGGTTATCTGACGGTCACCAAGAAGATGCCGAACGAGACCGGATCAGGGCGAATCGAATACGTCTATGACATTTTCGAGAAAGCCCATATGGGAAAACAAGAGGTAGAAAAACAAGGAGTAGAAAACCTAGGGGTTGAAAATCTAGGGGTAGAAAACGTCCGACAATTAAGTACTAAAGAATCAAGTACTGATAAATCAAGTACTAACAACAAGAAGAAAGAAGGAAGGCCGGCCGGCTACGACGAAATCATCGACGGCTACACGGAGAACGCGGAGCTCCGAAGCGCCCTCGTCGAGTTCGTGAAGATGCGCAAGATGATGAAGAAGCCGCTCACCAACAAGGCGTTATCTCTCCTGCTCACCAGCAAGAAGGGCCTTGACGGCCTTGCATCCACGGACGCTGAGAAAATCGACATCGTGAATCAGACGATAATGCACTCGTGGCAGGGATTCTTCCCGCTGAAGGATGACGGCCCGAGGCCGGCCCCGCAAAGACAGGAGAAGACCGAGGAAGAGAAGAAAGACGATGAAGCCTGGATGAAAAACATCATCATGTGCTAAAGGGAAGGGAGCAAACGAAATGGACACCAATCAACTCATTCAAGGAATAGCCGAGACCGCGGCCAGGGCAAACCGCCGAAACGAGGGCGATTACATCGAGAACGGCATCCTCATGTGCGGAAAATGCCATACGCCCAAGCAATGCGAGCTGGAGTTTCGCGGGCGGATAATCAAGCCCTACTGCATGTGCCGCTGCGAAGCGGAGAATTACGAGCGCGAGAAGGAGGAAGAGCGCAAGGCGGAGCGCATGCGCAGGCTCGACAGGATGCGCCGCACGGGGTTCCGCGATGCCGAGATGCGCAATTGGACTTTCGAGAACGACGATGGCGGCAACGAGAAGGTCATGGACGTGATGAAGCGATATGTCGCGAACTTCCCATGCATGCTCGAATCCGGCAAGGGCCTTATGCTGTGCGGGTCCGTGGGCACGGGGAAGAGCTACGCAGCCGCCTGCGTCGCCAACGCGCTCATCGACGCGGGAACGCCATGCATGATGACGAACTTAAGCCGAATGGTGAACATCATCAACGGCTCGTTCGATGGCCGGCAGAAGTACATCGACAGCCTGAACGAGTTCGACCTGCTGATAATCGATGATTTTGCCGCCGAGCGCGATACCGAGTTCATGGCCGAGCAGGTGATGAACATCATCGACGCGCGGTACCGTGCCGGGCTTCCGCTAATCGTCACCACGAACCTCACCGCCCAGGAGCTTTCCGGCACCACGGACATTCGCAAGCAGCGTGTTTTCAGCCGCCTAATCGAGATGTGCGTCCCGATAACCGTCACGGGCCGCGACCGCAGGAAGGCAAAGGCCGCCCAGAACGCCGAAATCATGGGGCTGCTCGGGCTGTGACCGAACGCGAGCTCTCGCAGGCCGTGCATCTCAAGGCGGAGCCGGACGCGCTCCGCAGGGTCGCAGCCGAAGAGGGCGGCGCGGATGCGCCGAGGGCGATAGACAGCCAGGTATCGACCACGACGATTTCACCAACGCCCTCAAGAACAACGAGAACCAGCATGGTTCAGGCAGCACACGGGCCCCGCTCCGGTGGGGCCTTTTATTTCGAGAGATATCAGATCCCCGCCTGCAACCGTACTGTATAGGTGTATACTTGCTATAGCAAGAGGGAGAAAGAGAGAAAGGAGGCGGCAATGACCGCCACCAACACCGGGTACGGCTACGGGCATGCCGACGAATGCACACCACCGCCCATGGCGAGACTCACACCGTATGGAACAGCTGCATGCGCCGTGGGACGTTCGCCAAGAATGAAGCGGGCGAGGTTAGGCAAATAAAGCCTAACGGGTACATCCCAAACGACCTCGACGTGCGCAAGGCCATCGCCAACAGCCTCAACCTAAAAAGCCTCAGGAAGCAGAGCTGACGGACGAATGGATCGGAGAGGGATATGGATGACGAAAAGCCCATGCGAGCCGCGATGACAACCGACGGCGCGTTCGCAGGAATCGCGGCGTTCCATCCAGTACCGACAGCGCCGCCCATGGCGGCGCTCCCGGTCTACGCCGCAATGAAGTTTCAGTATCGACCAGTTCGGCGACAGCGACCGGTTAACGAGAGGAAGGAAACGAAATGAGCATCGGCATCGATATACGCGAGCGGTGCGACGAAGCCGACGTTGACGGCAACGCATGTGACGAGCTGCGCGAGCCGGCAGACCGCATCGACCGCGAGATGGCGGAGAAGGAGCGACTGAAGAGGGAGAACGCCGAGTTGACTGCGGAGCCAGATGACTGGAAGGGAAACGCCGAGGGCTTCCAGCCATATGCGTACATGAAGCTGCCGCTCGATGCCGACGGCGTGCCTATTCGAATCGGCGATACCGTCTACACGAGATACGCGGAAGAGCACATCGTGAGAGGCATCTATGCCCTTGCCGGCGAATACGGCATCAGCGTTGTCCCACCGGGAGGAACATGCTCTCTTCCGATGGAGCCTGAAGAGCTGACGCATCGGACTGCAGACCCCGCCGACAGCTGGGAGAAGCTTGAGGAGGACGCGAAGAAGACGACTTGCGATTACGCGCCCGCGCCGCGTGACGAGGACGGCCTCAGAACGTGCGACGGGTGCCGATTCGAGAAGTGCGGGCCGTGCCACATAGAGAAGGCCATCGACGTGATTAATCGCGCCAAGAAGCTCGCGGGCATCGAAGAGGAGGCGCAGCGATGAGCGCCTGCGAATACCGCAAGCCGTATTCCGAAGCGTCCGCGGACAATCGCGACCGCTTCGGCACGGGCTTCGCGGCGGCAGCCGATGAGACGGCCCCGTGCATGAGCGTCGAGTCCGACGGCCACGGCCCGATGGCCGAGTACGGGATTGCCGAGATAAAGCACTGCCCGTTCCGCGGGCGCGAATTGGAGGATAAATGAGCATTACCGAAACCCCTGGACGGTGCGACGCGGCGGTTTACGCGAACGAATGCCCGAGATGCGGATCCGAGTCCGACGTGCATATCGGCGAGGACGCCGACGCGACCGAGAAGCCGCGTTCTCGCCCGGCATGCGGAGAGCCTATCGACGGCATGGCAACCGAAACCGCGTGCGCGGCCGACATGCCGACGACCGCGCTCGACCCCACCGAGACCACGCGCACGGTCGACGGCGAAGAGGTGCGCGGGTGGGAGTGCCGCGAGTGCGGGCAGTCGTGCGAGGAGATGTACGGCTCCTACGAATACTGCCCGCATCGCGGGAGAAAGGCGGCGGACGAATGACGGAGACAACCGCGCTCCTGCGTGCATCGCACTGCGACATGACGGCCATCTGCAGCATTCCCGCCGCGCCGTACGACAAATCCGGAGGAACAATCCTCTCGAGCACCGAGGCCGTTCCCAAGCCGCTAGGAAAGGCCGGCGGGCACTGCCGACTGGCCGACGAATCGGAGGAGGAGAAAGAGCGATACATCAGAGCGGCTACAGGGCCAGGGACACGAAGATGCCGCAATTTCGAGGCACAGGCGGCTACGCGCCGCCGCCAGTCGCGACGAGTCGGATAGACCCGCGCACGGGAGATCCGGGCGATGGGCCCTGCGCACCGCCGCATGCCGACGGCATGGCCGGAGTCGTGCGCGACGAGCCGGGAAACACCGCCAGGGGAAACTTCGGCGGACGCCCGCCCCGAAAGACGGCGGATGCGCGAAACCGCGGCCGCAAGGAGGGAGGGAACGAGATTCCAGCCGAGGTGAGCGGCGTGCCGTACCGGAGCCAGCGTGAAGCATCACGCGCCATGCGGCCAAGCGATCCCGCCGTGTCGGAAATCCGCAGGCGGTCGGAGCCGAAGCGCGGCGAGGCAGCGAAACGGCGGGGCTGCGAAACCAGGCGGCCCGAATGGGTCGGATTCTCGGATGCCCGGCGCCGGCGTGCGTCGGATGGGCCGCGACCCCGGCCCCTCCGGTGAGAGCGATGGAAGAGCGCGACCAGGCGCGCGACATGTGCCTGCCGCCCATGTCGCGGAAGAAGTGAGGAGGTGACGCGCATGGCAACCGAAGCGCAGATCAAGGCGCAAGCGAAGTACGACGCCGAGAACACGCGGCAGGTTCACCTGAAGCTGAATCTCCGCACAGACGGGGACGTCCTGGAAAAGCTCGACAGCGTGCCCAGCAAGCAGGGCTACATCAAGAGGCTCATACGCGCCGATTTGAAAAAATAGGAACTGACGGGAATCCCAGAGGGTTCCCGTTTTCTATTTCGGAAAACTTCCTCAACACCACGGACGGCAAGCGCTACGGTCTCAAGAACGCAAAGACCGGACAAGTTCTCCACGGGGCCACCGCAAAGTACAGGACCGAGAGCGGAGCAGCCAACTACGCAAAGCGACACGGATACGAGATTTCATAAAACGTGAAGAGCATCCAGCAGAAACAGGGGCCACTGGAAACGGTGGCCTTTTCCATCGTTCCCGCAATTCCCGCCCCGCGTGCCGTATAATCAAGGGAGTGGGAAAAACCAATCGGGAAAGAGCGACAGTGCAGGGATTCTGGGAGAAACTACTGTGGGTATGCATACCTTCCGCGCTGGCAGCGACCGCAACGCTCGTGTCGAACCCAAGGCTCGATTCGCAGTTCGCGATATATTCGGCAGCGGCGGTCGTCGCCCTCCTGGGCGTGATGCTGTCGAACAGGCGCGCCGAGAAGGAAAAGGCCGACGGGGAAAGCGAGCTTGTCAAATCGGCCCTGCGGGCGCTGCTCAGGAGCGAACTCATGAGAACGCATCATCAGGCAGTGCGCGACGGATGCGCCACGACCGTCGACAAGGAAGTCATGGAGCGCACCTATCAGAGCTACCACAGGCTAGGCGGCAACGGCATCGCCACGAACCTCTACAACGAGATGATGGCGCTGCCGACAAGAGACGATTAGGAAGGCGGAAAGAATGAAAGAGTACATTATCCCAAACGAAGTGTATCAGGTCCTGAAATGGCTCGGGCTCATCGCATGCCCGGCAGTCGCAACGTTCATCGGCGCTATCGGCGCCGTATGGGGATTGGCGGACACCGACGCAATCGTCACGACAATCAACGCAGTCGGAGTCCTTATCGGCGCACTCATCGGAGTGAGCGCGGCAACCTCGAAGCAGGCACCGGAAGGGAGCGAGTAGACATGGCAATGCAGGGAATCGACATCAGCGGATGGCAGGCGGGAATCGACCTCTCGAAGGTTCCATGCGACTTCGCAATCGTCAAGGCGACGCAGGGCGTGAGCTTCGTCTCGGACGCCTGCGACGCGCAGGTCCAGCAGGCCATCGGCCTTGGGAAGCCGTTCGGCTTCTACCATTACGTGAACGGCTCCGGAGCCACGTCGGAAGCCGACTTCTTCGTAGACAACTGCACGGGCTATTTCGGCAAGGGCATCCCATGCATCGACTGGGAGAGCGGTGAGAACTCCGCGTGGGGCAACACCGGCTACCTCAAGCAGCTCGTCAAGCGAGTCATCGACCGCACGGGCGTGAAGCCGCTTATCTACGCCTCGGCCAGCTCCTTCCCGTGGGACGTGGCGCAGGCCCTCGACTGCGGCGCATGGGTCGCGCAGTACGCCGACAACAACGCCACAGGCTACCAGAACAGCCCTTGGAACGAGGGGGCCTACGAGTGCGCCATCAGACAGTACTCGAGCAACGGCAGGCTCGACGGATACTCCGGGAGCCTCGACCTCGATAAGGCCTACATGGACGCCGACGGATGGGCGAGGTACGCCGGAGCGGCCAGCGCCCAGCCGACCGGCTGGATCAAGCAGGACGGCAAGTGGTGGTACCGCCATGCCGATGGAAGCTATACCAAGGACGGCTGGGAGCAGATCGGCGGCAAATGGTACCTCTTCGATGCCGACGGATGGATGCTGACAGGATGGCGGCATGTCGACGGCAAGTGGTACTACATGGATCCCGACACGGGAGCGATGCACGCGGCCGATGTGCAGAGCATCGGCGGGAAGTGGTATGCCTTCGGCGCGGACGGCGGGATGCAGTACGGCGTCGGCTCCGATGCAAGCGGCTCACTGAAGGTGTAGGAACAACTGAGCAGGACAACCAAGCGGGCCACACCCAATCGGCGTGGCC